ATGAGTGGGCTGATGAGTGGGCTGATGAGTGTGCCGATGAGAGAGTCGATGACGCGGCAGCGACCCTGCCCGCAGGGCCCTGGTGATCGAGGCGCTGGTGACCGCCTACCGCAAGGCGGTTCATGAGCAGATGACGGCCGCGGCTGACTTTGTTGCGGCAGGCAAGTGTGCCTCGTTCGAGGACTACCGCGCCAAGTGCGGCGAGATTTCCGGGCTCAAACGGGCCCTTGATTCCTTCACAGACGTGGTCAAACGCCACGGGGAGATTGAAGACGATGAGTGACACCAATCTGCCGGTCCGTGCAGTGGGCTGGCGCCTGCTGGTGGAGCCGGTGCAGGTCAGAACGCAGAGCGACGGCGGGATCATTCTCGCCGCCGAGTCGGTGCGGGCGCAGGAGTTTCTGCGCTATGTCGGCAAGGTGGTGGATGCCGGCAGCCTGGCCTACCACGACGCCCGTTTTGGCGGGCAAGCCTGGTGTGCGGTCGGTGACCACGTGGCCTACGCGAAGTATGCGGGGCAGGAGGTCATCGTCAATCCGGACGTCCCGGAGGGCGAGCCCAAGCGCTATCGCCTGATCAATGACGACGAGGTGCTGGCGGTCATTCCCGACCCGTCGGCGATCATGATTCCGCTTTGAGGGAACATCCCATGAAGACCCAAGCAGACCCCAGCGACAGCATCGAACTCGCTCCCGACGAGCCGATCATTTTCACCGACAGCCCGGAGGGCAGCGCCAGCCCAGCGGTCGAGATTCTGGCCGGACCGGCCGCGCCCGCCGCCAATGATGCCGACAGCGATTTTGCTGACGAAGCGGATCCTGACGCGAGCGTCGGGACGTTCGATGCAGACGCAGAAGGCGATGGCCAGGAAGCGCCGCGCCGGCCGCGTCGCAACCGCAAGGATTACCAGGAACGCATCAACAAGCTGGTGCGCGCCCAGCACGAGGCCGAGGAACGTGCGGCGGCGGCAGAGGCGGCCCGCGAGCTGGCCTATCAGGAACTGCAGGAGCTGCGTCGGCAGTTCCGCGTGGGTGATCCGGAGCTGCTCAACGAGCGTGAGCGCGCCATCACCGACCTCAAGCGCCAGGCCATCGAGGCGATGGACCTTGGGGCCTACGACTTGCTCAACCGCGAAGAACTGGAGCTGCGCGACGCCCGCGCCCGTCTGCAGGCCGAGCAGCAGCGCCCGCGTCCGGCGCCGCCACAGCCTGAGGAACCGCTGCATCCGGCGGCCGAGGTCTGGCTGTCTCGCAATCCCTGGGTGCGCGATCGCGCCAACGATGCGCTGGCCGCGCGCCTGGTGCGCCTGGAAGCCCAGCTGATGCAGGACGAAGGGCTGTCGCCGGGTGATCAGCTGTATCGCCGGCTCGATGAGGAGCTGCTCAAGCTGCCGGAATTCGATGTGGTGCGGGGCGTGATCGAAAACGGGCCGACGCTCGTCAGCGAGGCCGTGGTGTCGCCCGCCAGTGGCCGCCAGCGTTCGGTGATTTCACAGCCGGGTCGCGGTGATCTGCCGCCGCCGGCACGCCCGGATGGCGCCCACCGCCAGCTCACCGACCACGACAAGCGCACGATGCGGATGTTCCGGCTCGACCCCGGCAACCCCGGCCACCGTGCGTCCTACCTCAAGTACCGCTGAGTGGGGCACGACATGGACGCGTCGAACATGCAGTCAGAAACCGCCACGGCAGGCGTTGTGGATAGCCCACGCCGCGCCACCCATAATCGGTCTCGTTCGGGGGTGCACGAATCCCGCAACCAGACCACGCGAGAAGTCGAGGGCATTCATGAAGAATTCCCGGTGGACTTCGAGCCCACGGGCCCGCTGCCGGATGTGCAGCCAAGGCCCGGATTCGTGCAGCGCTGGATCCGCGTCCGCAAGGGCGGACAGGATGATGCGCAGAATCTCTTTGCAGCCTCACGGAAAGGCTGGACGCCGCGCCGACCGGATACGGTTCCCAAGCACCTGCAGTTCATGGTGGTGCAGCGCGAGGGCATGGGTGGATGCGTCGGCACGCACGATTGCGTGCTGATGGAGCGACACGAGGCGATCAACGCCCGCGAAGTCGCCTACAAGCGCAGCGAACGCAAGGCGCGTCTGGCTGCGGTGCGGGGCAATCTGTTTTCTGAAGCCCGGTCCATTGACCGCAGCGGCCGCTACGTCACGGCGCCGTCTTCCGAAGGAAGCGAGCGCCGTGTCGAGCGCGGCCGGATGCCGCTGATCCAGGACGACGAATGATTCCGCTGCGAATCGCGGGTCCGCATCTTCCGTTTGAATTTCCGAGAGGCCAATCATGGCAAACATCAACGCGCCGAGCGGCTTGAAGCCCATCCGGCACCTGACGGGTGGCACCATCCGTCTCAACGAGTACTCGATCGCGTCTGGCTACGCGACCGACATTTTCCAGGGTGATCCGGTGGAGATGACCGGCACCGGCAAGAACGTGCAGCTCGCCGCCGCCGGCAACGCCGACAACATCGGCGTGTTCTGGGGCTGCCGCTACGTCAACGCCCAGGGCGAGCAGAAGTTTTCGCGCTACTGGCCGGCCAGCACCGCGGCCACCGCGATCAAGGCCATGGTCTATGACGATCCGGACCTGATCTTCGAGGCACAGGCCGACACCGCCGCCGAGGCCGATGTGGGCAGCCTGATCAACTGGGCGGCCGGCGCCGGCAGCGCCAGCACCGGCATTTCCGGCGCCTATGCCGATTCCACCACGCTGGCCACCAGCGCCGCGGCCCTGCGCATCCTGGGCATCGTGCCGCGCGTGGATAACGCCTACGGCGCTTACGCCAAGATTGAAGTTGCCTTCGCCGAGCACGCCCTCAAGGGTGTTGTTGCTGGCGTTGGCGGCATCTGAGGAACCTGAACCATGGCACAGATGACACGCGCGCAGTTCGCGAAATCACTGCAGGACGGTATCAACGCCCACTTTGGCCTGGAATACGACACCTGGCCGGAGGAATTCTCGCGGGTGTTCGACGTGGACACGTCGGACAAGGCCTACGAGGAAGACGTGCAGCTGGTCGGCCTGGGCTATGCCGCGGAAAAGGCTGAAGGCGGCGAGTACGCCGAGGACGCCGGGACCGAAGGCTGGACCCAGCGCTACACCCATCGCACGGTGGCGTTGAGTTTCCAGGTGACGCAGGAGGCGATTGAAGACAATCGCTACATGGACCTGGGCTCCAAGTACAGCCGCGCGCTGGCCCGCTCCATGCGCCAGACCCGCGAGGTCTACGCCGCCAACGTGCTCAACAGCGCCACCGACACCGGCTTTCTGGGCGGTGATGGCAAGCCGCTGCTGGCGACTGATCACCCGCTGATGGGCGGTGGCACGGCGGCCAACATGCTGGCCACGGCGGCGGACCTTTCCGAAAGCTCGTTGGAAGAACTGCTGATCATGATCCGCAAGGCCAAGGATGACCGTGGTCTGCCGGTGATGATCAAGGCACAGCAGCTGGTGGTGGCGCCGGAAGGCGAATACAACGCCCGCCGCATCCTGTTCAGTGACAAGCAGTCCGGCACCGATCTGAACGACATCAACGCGATCCGTCAGGCCGGCATCTTCGGCAATGACCCGACGGTGATGACCAACCTGACCGATGCCGACGCCTGGTTCGTGAAGACCACGTGCCCGGACGGCCTGAAGACCTTCAGCCGCATGAAGATGGTCAAGCCGCGCGTGATTGACGACATCAAGACCGGCAACTTCATCTACCGCGCCCGCGAGCGCTACTCGGAAGGCTGGACCGACTGGCGCGGCATCTACGGCTCGATGGGCGCCTGATCGTTCTGATCAGGCTGTTCATTCCGATCATTCAAGGAACAAGCAATGAATAGCAAGCACGCTGAAAACAGTGGTTTTGTCGCCACGCTGGAGAAGCTCGGTGAAGTGCTGTTGCACGAGGCCGAATCGATTGCCGAGGCGATTGAACGCAGCGCTGAGCGGCTGATGGGCGGCGCTGGTGAAAAGCCGGCCGCTGCCAGCGACGTCGACGTGGCGGTTTCGGCCGTGGACACGGTCGTGACGAGCGTGACCGCAACCGTGACCGAAACGGCTGCCGATGACGCGGTCGCGGATGACGCTGAAGTCGAGGAGGCCGCTGACGTCACCGCGGTGTCGGCCAGCACCGACACCACAGCGGACGACACCGTCGCCGCCACCACCACCGCCTAGGCCCTGCTCATGGCCAAGGCCCTGAACCTGTTCGGACTGGACGTGATCAAGGACGTTCCGGGCATGCCCATGCCCATCGTCGAGCGGGCAGTCCGACAGGCGGCGATCGAGTTCTGCGAGGTCACGCTGACCTGGCGGCAGGCGCTCGCCGATATCACGCTCGCTGATGGCGCCGCGTCGTACACGCTCACGCCGCCGGATGAGAGCCGCATCGTCACGGTGATCTACTGCCAACAGGACGATGTGCGGGTGCTGCCGACCACGCAGCGCCTGCTCGATGACAGCGTTCAGGGCTGGCGCCGTGACACGGTCAAGGCCGGCACGGCGCAGTGGTACTACCTGCCAGACCGCAGCACGATCAGCATCGCGCTGCGCCCGGATGCCACCGGCACGCTGCAGGTTCTGGTCGCCCTCAAGCCGACCTGGACCTGCCGCACCCTGCCGGACCTGCTCTACGACGACAACCTCGACGCGATTCGTGATGGTGCCCTGATGCGCCTGATGCGCATGCCCGGCGACAACCAGAACCAGGACCTCGCCAACTACTACGAGGCGCAGTTCGAGCGCGCCAAGAACAGGGAAAAGGCCGAGCGCCTGAACGACTACACACGCGAGTCGAAGCTGGTCTTCGGCCACTGCTACGGGTGAGCCATGGGCACCGCCGTTATTGGAACGCTGATTGATGACTGCCGTCGCACCCTGTTCGAGCTGAAAGTCGGGCAGGACGCGGCGACGGATGTTCGCTACGACCGCACGCGCGAGCTGCTGCCGATCGCCAACGCGGTGCAGAAGGTGATCTGCCTGTACCGGCGCGAGGCCTGCGTGAAGACCGCGCCACGGGTGCTGGATGACGGCATCCTGCAGACGATTCCGGCCGATGGTCAGGCGCTGCGCAAGCCCGAATACAACCTCGGTGCCGACGGCGCCACGGTGGGCCGCTCGATCGAGCTGATCGACCGCACCGTGCTCGCGCGCATCGACCCGGAATGGACCACCGCCAGTGGTGACGCGGTGGAACTGTTCGTGTTCGATCAGGAAAACCCGCGGCAGTGGCTGGCGTACCCGCGCCCGAGCGGCACCTGGAGCGTGATGGAGTCGTACTTTGCGATTCCGGCTGACATTGCTGCCGCTGACATCGACGACGCCAGCGCCGGCCTGATCGCCGTGGATGACGTGTTCATCCAGGCGCTCAAGGACGGCATCGTGGCCTATGCGCTGGCCAAGAACAGCACCCGGGCGGGTGCGACAGGACGCGCCAGCTTCTTTGCCAACCAGTTTGCCCAGGCCTTGGGCGTGAGTGCTCAAACGGCCATGACCGGCCTGCTGCTGGATCAGCCGGCGGCCGAAGCGACGCCGAACGGGAGGCCCTGACCATGGCTGTGACCCTGGCCAGCATGATGGCCGATGTGCGTCCGATGATGGGCGGCGTCATTCCCGAAGCCCAGATCCGCGCTGCGCTGCTGTGGTCGGCGCGCGAGTTTCTGGCCATCACCGCCTGGCTGCGTGAAACCGTGGTCGCCGATATCGACCAGTCGGCCAATGTGCCGACTTTGAGCGTGAGCGACGCGTCCACGGAAATCATCGGCGTGCAGGCCGCCCAGCTCAGTGACGGCACGGTGCTGACGCCGGCCCGCCAGGAAGATGTGGCCTACGGTACTCAAGGCTTCTACTTTTTCGATCCGCCCGATGCGCTGGTGCTGAGCTGGACGCCCACTGCCAGCGTGACCGACGGACTCTACGCACGCGTGATCCTCAACCTGCTGCCGAGTGCGAGCAGCATCCCCGACGCGCTGTACCGGCGCTGGGGTCAGGCGATCAGCTACGGTGCGATCAGCCGCCTTTCCGGCATGAAATCTTCAGCTTGGGGCGACGAGCAGCAACGCGCCGACTACTACGCGATGTTTTCCAACCACATTCAGGCGGCACGCCGCGAGGCCGAAATGCAGGCCCAGTCCTACGCCTACGGCTACGGCGAGTGAGGCAAGACCCATGGTGGCAATGAGCGGTTTCGGCTACGGCTATGTGCACCCACGGATCAAGGCCAGCGACGTGGTGGCGCCGGCCAACTACGCCAGCATGAGCACCGACAGTGACGGTGTGATCACGATTGCCGACGGCGGCATTGGCGATGTTTCGCTGCGGGTCATGGTGATCCTCAACGATGTCACTGCGGCCAATGTGACTTGCGGCGACATGATCCGCCTCAACAACAGCACGGTGACGGGGCAGAGCCTGTCCAGCAGCGACACGATTGCTGTTGCCTCAACCGTTGCAACGCTGTACGCAAATGGCAGCATCGACATGAGCGAGGCCAGCCAGGCCACCGTGCTGGCTGCCAGCGGCAGCATCGTCACCCTCAGTGATACCTGCGACTGCGAGTATGTCTACGCCGTCACCGCGCTGAACCTCAACGACAGCGCGGTGGTGCGACGTGCCGAGGTGGAAGGCTACCTCAATCTCAATTCATCGGCCCAGGTCAGCAATGCCTCGATGAAGTCGCGTCTTGCGATCTACGCCAACGATGGTGATCACAGCGACGGAGGGCTGTTGGAGGCCTCCAGCGAAATCATCATCAACGGCGGCAGCTTTGCCACCGTACGTGCACCCACGGTAACCGTTGCATCGGGTGCCAGCGTGGCCTACGCCGATGCCGCAACGCTGATCATCTACGATGGCGCCACGGTGACCACCGGCATCTGCAATCAATGCCTGGATGGCGACAGCAATGAGGCGATCACGCCGAGTGGCGTAACCATTTCGAGCGACTACACGCCGACCATCGAAGGCTTCGACACGCTGAGCATTCCGCTGGTCAGCGTCTGATATGGCCATGAAGACGCTCAAAT